AGGCGATCGTTAATGTCGGCGTTATCGACCTGCTCGATTTCCACCAGCGGAACGTTCACGCTGTTCGACTGGCGTGAAACGGCGTCGGCGATGTGCTTGGTACCGCTGGCCTGCTGAAGAACCATCGCCCAGCCCATCGGGAAGATCTGATCTCCGTCAGCACGCAGCCGGTTGAACAAAGCGTTCTCGGTTACGCCCAGCCATTCAGCCGCTTCGGCATAACCACCCGGCAGACACGAAATGGTTTTCTTGATGGCTGCCACCAGCCATGCGGGCTGTTTTTCGACTTGCCAGTGTTTCTGATCCACGGTTAACCCCTTCTTGCTGTGGTTACGGCTAAGCCGCCCTTTCGTTACCTTTCTGATAAAGCGAAGCGTCAAATTTGAGCTTCCCATTAGTACGGGCTGCAGCTTCTGCTGCGCGGCCTTTTGGAATCAGTTGCCCAGGGCGCGTACGCCACTGATAAAATGCTTCGGGTGATACTCCAAAAAATTCAGCAGCCTTGTTTGGCGAGCCGAAGTACTGCTCAAGATCAGTCGTAGTCATAACGTCCTCCTAAGAATATTTAGATATTATTATCTAATTTTTTTTAGGTCAATAAAAACTAAGATAACTTAGGTTTCATCAACAAAGGTTTAGATCGTGGGAACATTAGGTACGCGTTTAAGGACGTTAAGAAAGCAACGTAAACTCACTCAAGGTCAGCTTGGTAAGGCCCTGGGTGTTTCAGATGTTACGGTAGGGTATTGGGAAAGGGATTTGAACGTACCTGGTGGAATTTCCCTCACCAGACTGGCCCAATACTTGGGTGTCAGCGAAGGCTTTCTTTTGTATGGTACAGAAGATGAAGCCAACATAGGGCCCTCACCCGTAAACGCACTGCAGATCCCTATTATTAGCTATGTCCAAGCCGGAGCTTGGTCACCAGAATGTGACGCCAGGAACCTTGATGGAACGGTGGAGTATATTTTGACGTCTGAATTTCACTCCTATTCAACCTTCGCGCTGAGGGTCAAGGGTAAATCTATGGAGCCGGATTTTGTTGAAGGCGACATAATCATCGTTGACCCAGAGATACCGCCTGGTCCCGGTGATTACGTTGTTGCTAAGAACGGCAGCGACGAGGCGACCTTTAAAAAATACCGCGCGCGAGGTGTCAGTGACGAAGGGGAAGAAATTTTTGAATTAATTCCCCTGAATGAAGATTATGCCGTTCGTAACTCCGCAAAAGAAAAGATCACTATTATCGGTGTCGTTGTCGAACATCGCCGAATGATGCGCCGTAAGTAAACCCTTCCCCTCAGGAAAACTAAATTAATTTAGATTTCCTGCTTGACCTTTAATCTAAGTTATTTTAGATTTTAACCATCAACAGCGAACAGGCAGGACGCCCACGAAGTAGCCGTCGGTGGCGTATGAATTACCGGATGATTCGCTCACAACAGGAAAGAGCGCTGAAGATGCCAGGAAACGCCCTACCGCCAGGCAGACAGACGGGTTATCCCGCAAGGGGTGGCGGCAGTGCTCTCTCCGTTGTGGTGAATTGCAGCCGCACCGACGGCAACCAGAAGACAAGCGCCTGGCCCACAACCTCATAAAACCAGGCAGTTGTGTAGTTGTTTGGCGGTACCAGAGTTATCCCATGAAGTCGCTGGTACCGCCCCTTTTTTACGCAACACACAAGAGCATCACCGGATGACGGGCTCATTCCCCAATCCATCCGGGCGGTTGCAGCCGCAGGTGCTCTTTTGTGTTGTGTGGAGAAACTAACCAGTAGCGCCTGTGCAGGGGCGCTCAGAGGACAACCTAATGAATAACCTGTTCTTCAAAAACTTGCTGGCCTACCGCCTCAACCGCGATGTGATCATCGTCGACGGCAATGGGACCGCAAATCTGGCGCAGCAGCTGGAGGCGTTCCGCTTCACACCCTGCGGTAGCCAGGACTTCGCCAAGTCTGGCTGGGTACCGCCGATGGGCACGCTATCGGATCAGCTGTTCCACCTCACCGGCGGCCAACTTCTTCTGGTAATCCGTCGCGAAGAGAAAATCTTACCGAAGCCAGTGATCACCGAGGAGCTGGGCAAAAAGGTAGCCAAACTGGAAGCCCAGCAAGGCCGTAAGCTTAAGAAGACCGAAAAAGACTCGCTGCGTGATGAGGTTATCCACTCCCTGCTGCCTCGGGCGTTCACCCGTAATAGCATGATCCGCATCTGGATAAATCTGAATGAAGCCCTGGTGATGGTTGACACATCGAGTGCTCGCCGTGCCGAAGACTCACTTGCGCTGCTCCGTAAAACGCTTGGTTCCCTGCCCGTCGTGCCGTTGACCATGGAAACCCCTATCGAGCTCACTCTCACCGAGTGGGTGCGTAACGCTTCAGCGCCATCAGGTTTTGCACTGGGCGATGAGGCCGAGCTGAAAGCAATACTGGAAGATGGCGGCATCGGCCGCTTCAAAAAACAGGAGCTTTCCAGCGACGAAATCACCACTCATCTTGACGCTGGTAAGCTGGTAACCAGACTGGCGCTGGACTGGCAGCAGCGCGTCGATTTTGTTCTGAGCGATGACGCTGCGATTAAGCGCCTCAGGTTTGCCGACGAGCTGCGTGACCAGAACGACGATATCGATCGGGAAGATGCCGCCGCACGCTTTGATGCTGATTTTATCCTGATGACCGGCGAGCTGACTGCCCTTCTCAACAGCCTGATGACGGCGCTGGGCGGCGAAGCCCAACGATACCCCCTAAATAGTGGCCTGCCCCATGTCTATGGGTTGGGTTGCTGCAACCAAAATTCAGGCGCGGTGCAGCGCGTAATAACGGAGAACACGTAATGCCATATATTCAGACACTATCCGGGAAACATATTAACTACACCGATATTCAGCACGATGACATCGTGATCGAGGATATCGCTACTGCCCTTTCCCATATCTGCCGCTTTGCCGGTCACCTGCCTGAGTTCTACAGCGTGGCGCAGCACTCAGTGCTGGTCAGCCAGCTCGTTCCGGCTGAGTTCGCCCTTGAAGCGTTGCTGCATGATGCGGCTGAAGCGTATTGCCAGGACATCCCCGCGCCGCTGAAACGCCTGCTGCCGGATTACCAGCGCATCGAGGCGTATGTTGATGGCGTGATCCGCGCGAAGTTCGGATTGCCCACCCACCAGCACCCGACCGTTAAATACGCCGACCTGGTCATGCTCGGTACCGAACGCCGCGATCTGGATATTGATGACGGTACCGTGTGGCCAGTGCTCGAGGGCATTCCGGTTACAGACCTGTTTACCGTTATCCCACTTCGTCCCGGTCAGGCTTATGGCCTGTTCATGGCCCGGTTCAACGAACTGACGGGTATCCGCAAATGCGCCTAACCAAAGTTAAAACCCATACTGGCATCATCATCACCAAAGATGGCGAGAAAACTGTGAAGCTGCATGAGACGCCGACGACCTGGTGCGCTGGTCCACGCGAAACCTACCGCAAAGAAGACGGCCGCCGCTGCGGCGCGCCGCTGACGAGTCGTCGCCTTAAGCTGGCGACCGTAAAACCAATCGAAGGCGGTGCCCAATGAGTGATTCGTTGAACAACAAAGAACTGGTTGCCGTTGGTCATCAGTTTGCGAAAGCGATGAGCAGCGACACGCCGATCATGGACATCGCGAAGATTGTGTCTCGCCTGGCCGAACGTCTGGACTGCACCACCGCGGCGCTTAACGCCACGCAAGCTCAGCGCGATCAACTAGCTGCTGAGAATGTGGGACTTAAACACGCAATGGCTGTAACCCTTGAGCATGTATCGGTAACTGATACAGGGCAGGCTGGCGTTGCAGCGATGATCATCAATGATGCTCTGCACCACAGCAAAACCCCGTCCACCGACGCCTTTCTGGCTGAGGTGAGCGCTCAGGCGAGAAACGAGCTCTTGGATGAACTTGAAGCGCGATTTACCGAGTTAGCAGAAACACTTCCGTCTGAGCTACAGGGTGGTGCTGCTGGCGCTGCTGGTTTGGTATCGACTTTCCGCCAAGGAGCCGCCAAATGATTCGCCGTAAGTTTGAAACAGATAGCCGCATGTTGGCTGATACAGCGCACCACCGCCTCAAAATTATCCGCGACGATGGTGTTTATCGTCACCTGCGTATGCAGGAGCCGGGCACGAGTTGTTATCACTATGACATTATCACCTGGCCTGGATACCTGACTGTTACTGGCGACATGGGTACGTGGACGTTCTGTCGTACTCACGACATGTTCAGATTCTTCGGCGGATGGACCGGCGAAATCAATACGGGCTACTGGGCTGAAAAGTTGGAAGCTGGCGCGGGCCGATCCGGACGTGACCTGCTGGCGAGAGAGTACGACCACGAAGCGTTCTGCCTGAGCCTGAAGGAATATTTCAGCGAATACCTGGAAGATGCAGAAGAGGTCGCGCTGGATGAAGACGCCGACTGGGACGATGACGACGATACGCCGGATAGCGAAAAAGCGATCGTGCGCGAAGTTGTGCGCGACCTGTGTCGCGCTCATTTCAACAGCGACCACGAAGCTTATAACGCCGTTTATGAGGCTGAATGGCCTGATGGCTGGAGTACCTGGGATATCTGCGAAGGTCTGACGTTTAAAACTTACACCAGCCATTTCCGCTGGATCCTGTTTGCAGTCACCTGGGCTATCAGCAAGTACCGCAACGAGAAGTTGGTTGATAAGGCGATGACTAAATTTCTCTCAGTGAAAGGAGCGTCAGC